TCAGTCACCGTGCAGGGCTTCACGACTGTTTCCGGCCGACTGTGGCAGCCGAACTTCATGGTGCCGGTATCGATTCCAACACTCGGCATTGATGATCGCTTGCTGATCGTTGGCGTTACCAACAAGCAGGATGAATCCGGATCACTGACCGAGATTACCCTCGCGCCGCGTTCGGCCTATGAGCTGCTGCCAGAAAAATCCGACGACGATACCGACAACCCGATGGTTGACTGGGGTGCGCAATGAGGGAGGTGCTCCGCCAGATTGCGCGCAACCTTCGCCTGCTCGTCGGCAGGGGCATCGTTCGCCTGGTCAACGATGCGGCCGCACTTCAGGAAGTGCAGGTCGAGCTGCTGTCTGGCGAGCTGCTCACGCTTGAGCGCTTCCAGGACTACGGCATTACCAGCGTGCCGCTGCCAGGTGCAGAGGCCGTTACCGTTGCCGTCGGAGGCCGCCGTGGCAAGTCGGTTGTGGTGCGCGCCGATGACCGCCGATATCGCGTGAAGCTCAACCCTGGCGAAGTCGCTCTCTACACGCACGATGAAACGCTTCTGGCGCTGCGTGTTGGCGGCATCGTTGAAATCATTGCGGCCACCAAGGTGAAAAGCCAGGCGCCGCTCTGGGAGCACACAGGCGACTTCCTGCTGAACGGGAACATGAGCGCGACGGGGCAGATCGTATCGGCCGTGATGGTTGGTGCGCCCGCTATCAGCGCTGCGGCCTCGCTTACTGTGGCTGGCTTGGAGATGGTTGATCACAACCACTACTACACCTGGACTGATCCGGCAGGCAATGCCTATACCTACGGACCGAGCGCGCCATGATTGCACTGAAACAGTTCACATCCAATGACGGCAACTACTCGTGGTTTGATGTACTCCTCGAAGACGGCGACCTGGTCACTGATGCAGGACTTGAGTCGGCGGTGGTACTGAGTCTGTTCCTTGATCGGCGTGCGGAGAATGACGATGTAATCGATGGTGACGACAAGCGGGGCTGGTGGGCCGATGGGATCGATGGAGACGGCGATCTCATCGGCTCTCGCTTGTGGCAGCTGTCACGCGCCAAGACACGGGCCGACGTGCTGCCACTGGCGGAGGAATTTGCCGAGGAAGCACTGGAGTGGATGCTTGAAGACGGTGTTGCAAAGTCAGTCACCGCCACCGCTGAGCGGATCGGCCAAAGCACGCTCAAGCTCACCATCATGATTCAACGGCCGGAAGGCGGTCCCTGGTCCAGGGCGTGGGAGATTCAACTCGATGGCATTTAACAGGCGTAGCAAGGAGCAGATTTACCGCGATGTCCGCAGTGACATCCAGGGCGAGCTTCCGCCGTCCAGCCCTTGGCTGCGTCGCAATCTGCTGGGTATCATCGCGAAGGCGATGGCAGGCGTCGCACACGGCCTCTATGGCGCCCTGGATCAGCTCGCCCGAAACCTCCTGCCAACTACTACCGTAGAAGCCATCCTCGCAATCTGGTGCTCGATTTACGGCATCGTCCGACTGCTTGCAACAAAGGCTACCGGCCCGATCACAACCGGCGGCGTAGATGGTTCAGTAATCCCGGCCGGCACGCTGTATCAGATCAGCGGCCAGCGCTACCTGGTTGATGCCGATATCACCATTGTTGGTGGCGTCGGCGTTGGCACTGTGACGGCCGAGGAAGCCGGCGCGGCCGGCAACCTTGATGCCGGCGCTGTCCTGACGCTCGTTGCACCAGTGCCTGGTGTTGATAACTCAGCAACCGCGACCGATCGTATCGGCGGCGGCGCCGATATCGAAACGATTGATAACTGGCGTTCGCGCCTGCTGTTTCGTTTGCAGAATCCGCCGCAAGGCGGCAGCAAGGCAGACTACGTGCGCTGGGCAAAAGCCGCGCATCCGGCCGTCAGTGACGTGTGGGTTTATCCGCATGAAGCTGGCTACGGCACCATCACCATTCGCTTCATGACCTACGGCGCAACCGTCAACGGCATTCCTGATCCGGCAGTTGTCACCGCCGTGGCCGATTACATCGAAGAGGTGCGCCCTGTACAGGCGAAGCAGATATACATCTTCGCGCCAGTGCCGAAAGCCCTCGACTGGGACATTGCACTGGTGCCGAACACAACCGCCGTTCAAACAGCTGTTAAATCAGAGCTGGATGACATGGTGCGTCGCGAGGCAACGCCAGGCGGCCAAATCCTCAAGTCGAAGATGGATGAGGCGATATCGCTCGCAGACGGCGAGGACGACCATCTGCTGATCAGCCCGGCCGGCAACTTCGCTGTTGCCAAGAATGAGATTGCCGTGCCGGGCAATGCCACCTGGAGCGCGCTATGACGTTCGGGCAGGCAGCATTTCATGAGGCGCTGCGTCAGCATCATCCGCGTGGTGCTGCGATCCCGAATGTCGGCACCGACTACGACAAGTTGCTGGGCGCCCTGGCCATCGAGTTCGCCCGAATCAACGGCCGCTACGACGACCTGATCCGGGAAGTCACGCTACAAGACACCGTCGAGCTGCTTGACCTCTGGGAGATTGCCCTGGGCTTGCCTGGAAACTGTGCGATTGCACCGCTCACTGATGACGAAAGGCTCTCTGCCATCAAGGCGAAGCTCGCCGCAACTGGCGGCCAGAGCATCCCTTACCTGAAGCAACTGGCTGCGAAGTACGGCATCACCCTGGAAGTCCAGGAAAGCGTTCCCTTTGAGGTCGGCGTGCATGGCATGGGTGACCCAATCGGTGGCGATATGTGGCGTTACATCTGGTACGCCGTCAGCAGCTCAACGCCGCCTGACTCGGTGAAAGCGCTTTACCAGTGCGTGATTCAGTCTGTGATGCCGGCGCATACCTTTGTGGTGTTTATCTACGGCGAGGTCGAGTTCCTCGGTATTCACGATGAGCTTGATGCCTACCTTCTGGATGAAGAAGGCGAAATCATACTGGCGGAGAATGGCCAGCCCTGGATTGACGACGGCATCGGCGGTTATCTGCTTGATGAAGCCGGCGACATTATTTCTGGAGAGTAATCATGGCAAAAGTCAGTAACTACCAAACTGCGGACCTGCCCATCGTTGATGGAAGCTTTATCTATATCGCCTATCAGGTCGCCGAGAATGTTTTCGTCCCACGAAAGGTCGCGATTGAAGACCTTCTCGCCCAGATCAACAGCGTTCACGAGGAGAAGGCAAACCCGCACCCACAGTATGCAACTGGCGGCGCCCAGGATAACCATAGCGGCCGTGATGACAACCCGCATGGCGTTACTGCCGCTCAGGTCGGCGCCGACCCAGTAGGCACGGCAGCGGGCGCGGTTTCCGCTCATGAGGCAGCATCAAACCCTCATCCCCAGTATGAAGAAGCTGGCGCAGTGGACGCTCACGCGGCATCGCCCGATCCGCATACGCAGTACGCCAAGAAAATCATCGACTGGTTTGAGATCAGTGGAAACACTGCTCTTGTCGCCGCTGACACCGGAAAGTCAGCAGACATTACCGCCAACGCCGACATCGCATTGCCCACGCTTGCCGCTGCCGGTGCTGGCTTCACGGTTGAGCTGGTTCCTGACGGCGCGCTTACCGTCAACCTGGTTCCAGATGGCGCGGAGACGGTTCGCGGCGGAAAGACTGTGATTACCGGCCCCGCTGTAGTCACTCGTTCGCGTGATGGCTCCGAGTGGATTGTGTTTGGTTCGGCAGAGGCGCCTTAACATGAATCTTTTGAGGAGAGGCATCGTTGCTGGTATTTCTGGTGCTATACCAGATGGCCCTTTTTCCTATCGCCTTAATGGCAGCGAAGCGCTCATCTCGGCAAGTATCCCTGGCGCTGTAAAAATGGTGCCGTCCCCTGATGAGCAAACAGGTACGGCGACGCTGGCCTTTTCCGGCTCTGCGCGAACTATTGCGCTGCTGGGGAATCTTGAGTCTGAATCCCCTCCGACTTTCAACTACCTCAACGATTTGGCGTATGGCAACGGCGACTTTGTGTACGAAGTACATGTTGATTGGCCGGAAATTTCCACTGATCTGGCTGCCGCAATCATTGCTGTGCAGCCCGTTCTTGTTCACCCAACAACTGGCGTTGTTAGTATTGCCGAACTGAGGCTTGAGACGCCGACATCACCGTCTGTTTTGACATTAAGAATTTTCGACGACGACGTAGCAGGGACCAAGAAGCTCGCGGTTTGGAAGGACGGCTTAATAGCCGTGTCCGACGGCGGATTTGTTCCAGCCAACATGGCAGAGCTTTTTGCTCTTCTACAGGTTACGGAGAGTGCTAATTCAAATGTTGATCAGTCAAACTTCGTGGATGCTTCTCCTGAGATTACCGCACGATTAGTTATCGATCCGGCAGAAATGCTTTACGCAAGTTCAGTGCTACCACGAACAGCAAGCTCGATAGTCGGAAGCGGCAGTGTCGTTATCTAATACATTTGGCCTTTCGTTGGATTGAAAAAGCGAGTATCAGCACATGTACATATACGACGATCCTTCAGCAGATGAGAATGGCGAGTTCAGCGACGGCGATCCCGGCCTCGGAGTACCTCGCTCTGTTCTGAAAGCGGCATGGCCGAACATGATTCAGCGTGAGCTTCTGAATCTCGTGACTGGCGCTGGCCTTGTTCCAGACCAAGTAGATTATCAACAGGTCCTGCAAGCAGTACTTCTGCTGTCCGCCAGCAACGGCTTTGAAACTGGCGATGTAAAGTATAGCTATCGGCCTGCGCCTTCACCTGGTTGGCTTCTCATCGATGGCCGTACTATTGGCAACGCCGCCAGCGGCGGTACGGCGCTTGCTGGAGAGCTTGCTCACGACCTGTTTGTGTTCCTGTGGGAAACTTATTCCAATACACTGTGCCCGGTTTCTGGCGGTCGTGGCGCAACGGCTGAGCAGGACTGGGACGCCGACAAAACCATCACCTTGTTTGATGATCGAGGCGAGTTCCACCGCATTTGGGATAATGGTCGCGGCGCCGACCCGGAAGTCCCGGCACGCGCTCTCGGTTCATGGCAGGAAGATGAGTTTAAGGAACATAGTCACCGCACTCGCATCACTAACGATAACAACTCTGCCGACCAGGGCGCTTCGGTTAATGACGCCGATTACACCAACCTTCCTGATTGGGGCTACGACTCAGACGTAGCTGGTGGTCCGGAAACGCGCCCGCGCAACCGTGCCATCAACTGCTTTATTAAGCTGTGAATCACCGGTGCGCGTAGTGATCCCGTTGTTTCCACGAGCGATAATTCTGCCAGGCGGCATCAGCCTTGATCGCCCGTTTGCGGTAATCTTTGGTCGTGGGCTTGATCGTTATATGGTCACCGTCCCAGCTGGCACCTATAGTAATTTTGGTTCCGTGCCTTGGTACGTGCGTTGGCTAATCTCTCCAGTTGATCCCACGCTCATGATTGCCGCGATTCTTCATGACTATGAGTGCGGTGAGCATGGTCAGCCTACTACAGACTGGCGCACAGCTGCCAAGCACATGCGTGCTGTGATGAAGTACTTTAATCGCTACGATCCTGCACCCAGCTGGTGCCGCCGTGCGAAGCGACACCTGGTGTATCGAGGCGTGATGCTTAATGGCCTGATCAAGGGGAGAGCATCGCTGTGACGGTCTACGTGGACGACATGTACCGCTATCCCGTAGGTCGTTACCGGCGCATGAAGATGTCTCACATGATCGCCGACCACCCCGCTGAGCTTCACCAGGCTGCTTCGGCCGTCGGTGTCCACAGGCGGTGGCACCAAGGCGACCACTACGATATCTGCCTGGCTAAGCGTGCCGAGGCTGTCCGTAACGGCGCTGTCGAGGTGACCATGAGGCAACTGGCGGCTATGTGCCGGCGACAGAAGGTTGAGGGTCACTGTGGGTCGCCGGCCCAGGCGGAAGACTGGCTGCGGCAGCACCGACGCCAGGAGGCGGGAACAGGGTCCTGAAGGGGCTTTAAATGGCCAGTGAAGCCCGGCCGAGGGGGATCAAAACCTTGTCATATCGGGCCAAATCGGCCATTTTGTCTCAAACCCAGCGTCGCACTGTCTCAAACCCAGCGTCGCGCTACACCAGGCCGTCGTCACTGAACGGGATATCGAAGTGGTAATCGGTGACGCCGCCATCGTAGTAACGACCCGGGCCGGCGCCGGGAATATCACGCACCGCACTGAGCGCCAGCGGAATCGAGCCGGAGGCCATGATCGCCTCGCGCAGGTTGTCGGCGGAGAGTGGCACGCGTCGTGTCGGCAGGTCATTGATGTGATGGAACGGCGGCGTGCTGTCCGGTGCATGGAACAGCACGCGCTCGAAAAAACCACCGAGGGTGCGCCGGTGCACGGCATTGGCACTGGCCGCCACCAGCAGGCCGGCGGCGAGTGCCGCCTGGTTGTCGGTGCCAAGCGGGCCGCGTGCCCGCGCAACCACCAGGTTCAGCTTGATGACCGGGTTGTCGAGAATGCTTTGTGTCGTTTCCGCATCCGGTACGGCGACATCGAGAATGGCGCGCGAGATGTGCGTGATGTCCGCGACGCTGGCCTTCGCCGGAAAGCGCGCGCTGTGATAGGCCTCGGCAAAACGCTGCAAGGCAGCCACCGGGTTACGCTGGGCAAAACAGGCAAAGCGCCAGGCGCCGGCGGAACTGCCGATCAAATGCAGCGGTGTTTGCCGGTCACGGAAAAAGTCG